CAGCCATAATCTTTGCCTTGGTGTTCAAGTCGCTCAGACTCTGGACCAAAGCCAACGCATAGGTTCCTTGATTCATTGAAACCCCGTTGACCATCTCAGGATCCCCAGGGTGATCTTCTAGAACCAACAAATCGTTGGGTAACAAAAAATGTTGATTGGCCATGCCTAAGTCTCGACTAAACTCTTTGTGTGTGTATCGCGCCAGATCGTAGGCAATAACAACAACACTTTTATCACCTAAACCGTGCTTGCTAATTTGAATCAAGTCGTGTAACGGTGCCAGCCCAATGCGTACATCGTAATCTTTATCTAATCGAGCCTTTCTAGCATACGGGCACGGAGGCCAGCCACCCAGGGCAGGATTTTTAACTTCTACAAAGTTTACAATCCACGATTCAATATCTTGTTTCACAATTTCAAGTTTTAACATTAGAAAAACGGTAATCCAGACTTTTTAGTAGTTTCAAGATTGCCTTTGACAATCTCGTTTACAATGTTGCGTTCACCCGAGCTTAACTGCATAGCGTCGTTGTACGACAGTCCTCCTCGCATGTACCATGATATTTTTAACGCCTCCTGTTTGATATCCATGGATTCTTTTTCCATGCTCTCAATCATTTTAGTGATCTGCTCAGAGTTAGAGGTTAGGAGGCGGACTCGAAAAAACTGGACATGTCCAGTGTCACACCTTGCTCGTACTCGTGCTGGCATTCTGGGCAGGTTATTTTGAGTGGCCGAATCTCGCCACTGGCCTTGGTTTCGATGATGTGATTTCTAATACGGTCAAACAATTTACGATCACAGTTTTTTAAGAATTCTTCAATGTACTCGGGTTCACTGACCAGGGCCTGCGGAGTCTTGATAGCTGACACACTTTGACTCAATGCAATCACAGTAATTTGAGTGATAGATTTCATAGCTTCGGCCAAGCGATGCATTTTTTCGGTGTCGGGTAATTCGTTTTCGTCGGGCAACATCTGTAGCATTTTTTGATTTTCAAACTGCAACTGATTGTTATCATTGAGATTTTTGTAACTCATGGGTTTGAAATAAATTTCTAAATCGCCATGCACTAATTGTTTATCGTAGTCAGGAGCTTGCATGCGATCCAGCACGGTACGTAAGTCTAACACCTGTTCGTGCTCGTGTTGACATTTTGGACAACGAGACAAAAACTCCATTTCGTGTCCGTAGGTAGCAATACGTATTGCAGTCAGGATAGTATCCATGTCCATAGCCGGAATCGCCCAGGCATTTTTAATATTTGGTAAACAACTCTGTATCACGTCAACAGTGGCTTGACCGTTGTACAGTGCATCCGGTGTACGATAGGTAATTTCATCAATGGCAGTCATGGGCAACACTGGAAGTTCGTTATTTGCTGGCATGTCCAGGGCACCAGGCGGGTAAAACTTGCCTTTGCTGGGTAATCTTGCGTAGATTACCGGTTGTCTAAAGAATTGTTTTAATGGATTTGCGTTAATTGTCATGGTCTATATCCTCGGTAAATATAGTTATCATGGCACAAATGACCCCAGAAGAAATCCAAGCTATTTTTGAAGCGTACAATGATGCTATCAAAACCGGCGCACCTGTAACCAAAGATCTAGCCAACTCGATGAAAGATGCCCAAAAAGGCATCAAGGGCTATGCAGCTGCACAAGCCAATGCTGTTAAGGCGCTAGGAACAGCAGTTAGTGACACAGTCAAACAACTGTATCGTGGCGAACAAGGTGCCAAGGGCATGGCCGACAGTGTTGAAACTGTTACCACAGCCTTAACAACACTATCATTCTTAGTTGGAGGTCCGTTAATCAAGGCTATCAGCTTGATTACCATGGGCTTGTTTAAATTTGGTAAAGTAGCAGCCGAACAAAGCGATCAACTGTTCAAAGCCTATCAAGATTTAGCCAAAGTAGGTGCCGGCGGCGCCGAAGGCATGAAAGGCGTGTTTACCAACATGCAGAAGTTTGGTTACGGTCTAGAAGAACTAGACAAGATGACCAGTTTGATCAAAGAGAATTCTGAAGCACTATCAACATTTGGCGGCACAGTATCATCAGGTGCCAAGGGCTTTGCTGAAGGTATGTCCGCTATTCAAAGAGGAGATATTGGTCGACAACTACAACGCATGGGCTACACAGTTGATGATATCAACAAGTATGGCGCAGGGTATATTAAGCAACAACAGATGCTGGGCCTTAGCCAAACAGCAATTCAAAAGAATCTCGCACAAGGCACAGTAGCTTACACAATGGAGCTGGATAAACTGGCTCGTATCACAGGTGACACCAGAGAAGCCCAGGAAGCAAAAATACAAGAGGCTATGGCCGAAGACACATTTGCAGCTACCATGGACGAACTGCGAGAACAAGCAGCCGCAGGGGATGCAAGCGCAGAAGCTCAACTTAAAAAGTTAACCATATTAAATCAAACATTAACCGGTGAAGCTAGACAAGAGTTTATTAAAGCAATCGGTGGCGACGTATCTGCTGCATCAAAACTTATGATGACAGCGCCAAATGCTTATCGTCAAATGCTGGATGCAAGCTCTAGTGCCAGTGATGTAATGGGTACGTTAACCAAGGAATCAAAAGAAACTGCCAAAAGCATGCGCGGATTATACCAATTAGGAGCTGCTGGAGATACGTTCCTGAAATATAACGAAATACAAACACGTGGTGCTAAATTTGGTGAAAAAAATCTTGACGAACAAATGGCCCTAGCCCAAGCTGAGCAAACAGTTGCTGATCAAACCACCAAGGACGAGGCAGACAGACGTATAGCTGTACAACAATCTCGCGATAGTTTAAACAGTTTTGTTAACATAGGTGTCAAACCAGCAATTGGTTTTCTTGAAAAATTTTCTAGTGCATTATCTGGTGCTACTAGACTATTACCAGGCACACCAGGCGGACCAACTGGGCAACGCATGGGCGGCGGTGGCCCTGCAAGCACAAACTCTGCGCTCGAAGGACTTAATAAACCGGCTCAACAACCCACAGGACCGGTCAAACCAGCCACAGGAACACAAAAAGAATTTCTTGATTCAATGTACAAGAACTTGCTAGACGAAGCCAAAAAGCAAGGTGTCAAGAATCCCGAAGTTATTGCCAAATTAGGCACAGCTCAATCAGCATTAGAAACCGGCTACGGTAAACACACGGCCGGTGGCAACAACTATTTTGGAATCAAGGCTCGTCCAGGCGAAGGCGGTGCAAGTCAGCAAACACAAGAATTTGTCAACGGAAAAATGGTCACAGTCAATGACAAATTTCGCAAGTATGGTAGTATGCAAGAGTCAGCGGCTGACTATGTTAAATTTCTACAAGAAAACAAACGCTACAAAGGAGTACTTGGTGCCGGCACACTGGATGAAGCCATTTCTGCTCAAAGCAAAACCGGTTATGCAACTGACCCAATGTATGGCTCTAAACTCAGCGGGATTGCTGGAAAAATTGGTCCAACTCAGCAGTACCAGGCCAGTAATATAGATCCAGTTAGCGCCATGGCAAAAGATTCTGCTGCTGCTGGTGCAAACGCAGGCAACACCAGCACTACTGACGGTCAAATGTCAATCTGGACTAGAATCAGCGACAGTTTAGATCAGCTAAACAGACATTCTAGAGATCAAGTTGATGTCAGCAAGAAGATATATCAGGCCAGTGCATAACACACTAAATATGCTACTAATTAAAGGATTCACGCAATGGCTATAGAAAGCGGCCGTAACGGGCGCAACGGCGGATGGCGCAAATATTTCAAAGTGGCAGATGTCAACGGCCAACTTAGTCCAATTTCTGGCAAGAACCAATTTGGTTTACCAGGGTATCCTCGTCAACAAGGATCAGGTGCAGACGCTTATGCAACCGGCAACGATTTTGCCTTCCGCAATTATGCCAGCCGATTACCCGAAGTATATTCCGGCCACCCAAATCGTGTTGAACGGTACAATCAATACGAAAACATGGACATGGACAGCGAGATCAATGCATGCTTGGATATTATTGCTGAATTCTCAACCCAAATGAACGAAGAAAACGAAACACCGTTTGATGTTCATTTCAAAGACAAACCCACAGATCACGAAGTGGAAATTATTAAAAAACAATTACAGCAATGGACCAAACTGAACAAGTTGGACCAAAGAATGTTCAAACTGTTCCGCAACGCAATCAAGTATGGCGATCAGTTATTTGTTCGCGATCCTGAAACATTTGAAATGTACTGGGTTGACATGACCAAAGTCAGTCGTGTGATTGTAAACGAAAGCGAAGGCAAACGTCCTGAGCAGTATGTGATCCGCGACATCAATCCTAACTTTCAAAATTTAAGTATTGCACCTAAAACCACCCAGGATTACTATGTAAGTCGTCCAACCGGTAGCATGGGCCAAGGCAATGCGGGCACAGGTGCCGGCGGAGCTGGCGGATATGCACAAGGTGCCGGCGGCACTGGTAATAGTCGTTTTGCTCAAGCCATGAATGAAAGTGTAATTGATGCCAAACACGTTGTGCATCTGAGTCTAAACGAAGGTTTAGACTTTTTCTGGCCATTTGGTCAAAGTATCTTAGAAAACATTTTCAAGGTCTACAAGCAGAAAGAACTGCTAGAAGATGCTGTGTTGATCTATCGTGTGCAACGTGCTCCAGAGCGCAGAGTGTTCAAGATTGACGTGGGCAACATGCCCAGTCACATGGCCATGCAATTTGTGGAACGTGTAAAAAATGAAATGCACCAACGTCGTATTCCTACTGTACAAGGCGGCGGCCAAAACATGATGGATGCCAGTTACAATCCGTTAAGCATTAACGAAGACTTTTTCTTTCCATTCAACGGCGAAAGTGGTCGCGGCAGTAGTGTAGAACCCTTGCCAGGCGGCGCCAATCTAGGCGAAATTGACGATTTAAAATACTTTAACAACAAAATGGCCCGTGGTTTACGTGTGCCTAGCAGCTACTTGCCAACTGGCCCGGACGATTCGGATCGTGCCATGAATGATGGCCGTGTAGGTACAGCACTCATACAAGAATATCGTTTCAATCAATATTGCAAGCGTTTACAAAACGTACTCATGCAAAAAATTGACGACGAATTTAAAATGTTCCTGCGTTGGAGAGGCTTTAACATTGATTCTGGGTTGTTTGCAATTTCGTTAACAGCTCCACAAAACTTTGCAAGCTATCGTCAAAGTGAACTTGACAATACTCGTATCACAGCATTTAGTCAATTAGAGCAATTGCCGTATTTGAGCAAGCGTTTCTTGATGACACGTTTCTTAGGACTCAGTGAAGAAGAAGTTGTTGAAAACGAAAAAATGTGGCGTGAAGAGCGTGACAAACCAGAAATAAAAACAGAACCAGGCGAGCAAATGCGTAGCATTGGAGTGAATCCGGCCGGAATTGAAAGCGACATTGCCACAGGACAAGAGCTTGCAAGCGCAGAAATGGGTGCAGAAACTGGTGCACCCGAAGGTGCAATGCCAGGAATGCCAACCGCAGGCGGCCCATCGCCCACTGGCGGCGCTCCTGCCGGTACATCTGGAGTACCCGGAGTATAAATACAGCATGATTCTCAACGAACTATACGAACGCAGTCCTGAAGCTTATCAAGACATAAGTCAAGATAACAGCCAACCTCAACTGCACAACACACGCAAAACTCGGTTGACACTCAGACAGCTCAATAAATTACGGCAAATGAACGATGTGCGTAATTACGAATACAAAGAAAAACTCAAGTTAGTGCGTCAACAATACGCACCTCCTCCTGCTGCTCCGGCACTGTAATAAAACTGTCAATTATTGACGTTTTTCTCCCCTAAAAGTACCTATATTTTAGATAATATGTAAATATATCTACGAGCCATACCTTAAGGAGAAATTATGACATCGAAATTTGAACAGTTGATCGAATACGTGATTAACGACGAAGAAGCGAAAGCTAAAGAACTTTTCCACGATATTGTGGTAGAAAAGTCCCGTGAGATCTACGAGAATCTCATGAACGAAGAAGAAGACGAAGAGTTGGACGAAGAGTCTGACGCTGAGCGCGACGACCATGCTGAAAAAGCTGGTAAAAAAGTTGCCAAAGACATCGAATATGATGAAATGCACGAAGACTTTGGTGGCGATGCCAGTGACGATTTGATCGACGACGTTGAAACTGAAGAACAAGGCATGCAAGAAGATGAAGAATCTGATGCTGAATTTGATGACGAAGCTGAAGAAGACGGCGAAGATCTTACACACGACATGGAAGCTGGTCACGATGCAGAAGGCGACATTGAAGATCGTGTAGTTGACTTGGAAGACAAGCTGGACGAACTCATGGCTGAATTTGAAGCTCTTATGGGCGATGACGGATCTGAAGAAGTTGACATTGAACTTGACGCAGGCGAAGGCGGCGACGCTTTAGAAATGGACGATACTGCTGAGTTTTCAGATGAGCCAAGCATGATGGAAGAAGCTGTGAATTTAGCACCGGCCCCAAAGCCAGTGACCACAGAAGAGCCAGGCACAAACACCAAAAGCATCAACGCTAACAACAGCGGTGCTGTAGGTGCTGCTGCACACCCAGTTAAAATGACTGGCGATACAGCACAAGGCCGTCCTGCACCATCAACTAAGGATTTAATTGGTAAAGTGCAAAACTCAGTAGGCGGTAAAAAATCGTTGTCAGCGGCTCCAAAGCCAGTGACAGCACAAGCCAGTGGTGTTAATACAACAACACCTTTCCCAAAAGGCTAACCCAGAGATATGGCTCGTTACACCTATCTTAAAGAACATCTAAGCTTCACTCAGGCAAGAGCAGAAATCTTGTCTGAGGAAGCCGCGGATGGTTCTGGCAAAAAAGAACTCAAACTCAGAGGCGTTTGTATTGAGGGCGGTGTTCGCAATGCCAACGAGCGTGTATATCCGGTTAGCGAAATTGCCAAAGCAGTAGAAACCATTAACGAACAAATTACTACAGGTCATAGTGTATTAGGTGAAGTTGATCACCCAGATGACTTGAAAATCAACTTGGATCGTGTGAGTCACATGATTGAAAAAATGTGGATGGATGGCCCTGCAGGAATGGGAACTCTCAAGATATTACCAACACCAATGGGTGAACTAGTGAAAACTATGTTGACCAATGGTGTTAAATTAGGCGTCAGTAGTCGCGGTAGCGGCAACGTAAATGACGCAAATGGACATGTCAGTGACTTTGAAATAGTCACTGTTGATGTGGTTGCTCAACCAAGTGCTCCAAATGCATATCCTACAGCAATTTATGAAGGCCTACTGAATCATCGTGGCGGTCAGCAGTTGCTAGATATGTTTAAGGATCCAGCGAAGGGTAACAAAGCACAGAGATTTGTAAAGAGTGAAGTATTACGCTTGATACAAGGTCTCAAGATTGAAGGGAAATAATATGCTAGATGCTATTAAACCGTTATTAGATAGCGAGCTTATTTCTGAGGATGCGAAAGCAGAAATCAACGAAGCTTGGGAATCCAAGTTAGTTGAAGCCAAAGAACAAGCCCGTGCAGAACTCCGCGAAGAGTTTGCACAACGCTATGAGCATGATAAATCAGTTATGGTAGAAGCCCTAGATCGTATGGTAACAGAAGGTCTTGCCGCAGAACTCGAAGCAGTGAAAGCCGAAAAGCAATCACTAGCAGAAGATCGCGTTAAGTTCCAAAGCAAAATGAAGGAATCCAGTACGAAGTTTAACGACTTCATGGTTACTAAGTTAGCTGAAGAAATTGGCGAATTGCGTAAAGACCGTAAGATGCATGCAGAAGGAATCGCGAAGTTAGAAGGTTTCGTTGTACATGCATTGGCTAAAGAGATTCAAGAATTTGCAACAGACAAACAAGACGTGGTTAACACTAAAGTTCGTTTGGTGCGTGAAGCTCGTGGTCAACTTGAGTCACTCAAAGCACGTTTCGTATCCGAATCTGCTGGCAAGTTAACTCAAGCTGTTAGCAAACATCTCAAGGCTGAATTAGGCCAGTTGCAAGAAGATATCAAAGCTGCTCGTGAGAACAACTTTGGTCGTCGTATTTTTGAAGCGTATGCCGCTGAATTTGGTGCTACTCACTTAAATGAGAAGCAGGAAGTTCGCGAATTGCATGACACAATCGCTGCAAAAGATGCAAAATTGGCAGAAGCCATTCAGTTCGCACAAAAGGCGAAAGTCTTAGTCGAATCCAAAGAACGCGAAATGCGTATCCTTAAAGAATCTAATCAGCGTGAAGCTGCCTTAGAGGAATTGCTGGCTCCTTTAAACCAGGAAAAAGCAGAAGTGATGCGTAATTTGCTCGAAAGCGTACAAACAGCTCGTCTG